AGGCGGCCGCCAATGCGTCGCCATAGTTCGTGAAAGTGCTCCTATCGAGGCCCGCTCCCAGGCCGACCACGATGGCATGCACGCCGATCACGGCTGTGACTCGCTCCTCCGGGATGCGCCGCAGCTCCTTTAAGAGCAATTGCTCAGGTGAGAAGGACACCACGGTGACCTTCGCGGGCGCCCGCATGACCAGCGGCTCGCCCCGGCGGTCACCACCGAATTTCGCCTGGTAATCCTGCTTGATCTGTTCGGCGCTCTCTTCGGTGACCTGAACGTTAGGCGCGTCGGGCGCGATGATGACGCCGGGCACACCAAGATTCCGCAGCAGCGCGGCCGTGAAGTTCGCCGCCTCGTCATCCGTGAAGATTTCCCGGAACAGCGAGCGCAGAGGCGACAGGCCCTTGCGGGTATTGAGCGGATCAAGCCCGTACCGAAAATGAACCACGTCCCTCGGATCGACCTTGGCGGCCTCTCGGCCAGGGTCGGGCCTGTACTCATAGTGAGAGATGAATGTTGACCCATCCTCCGGCCACTTCGGCTCCATCGTCCAGGAGGGCGCCCACCACAACTCGGCTACCTGGTTGGCCTGCGACCGCACCTTCAGCCAGTAAGCATTGCCTGTCGCCTCGTGGTCCATCACGGTCGCCATCCAGAGAGCGATGCCTGAGTAGTGCGGATTTGGCCGCTCCAGCTTTTGGGGCAACGCATGGCCAGCAATCGGCCTACGCACGCCGTCTGGCAATTCCTCGATGACCCGGAGCGGTGCCTCTGGGAAGTTACGGGCGATCCAGTTTAGGCAGGCAACGACGATACTGGACTTCGTGCCATCACCGACCTCCCGTTCATAATCGAATTTCGTGCGCGGTAGAAGCACCGACCAAGGACCCGCGCTCCGCCCTGACCAGCGCATCGTGAAGGCCTTAAGGCCTCTGGCAACTGCCGCGAAGGGATTCTTCATGCTGATGTCAGGACCACTGTCCTCTCCTCATGCCTCATCCCCCTATCCAGGGCCATCACCAGGGCCACGATCCCGTCAATCTTCCCCTGGCTTGACGCCTTGTCCGGCTTCAGGTTGCCGGCCGGGTCCTGTTTCACAGCCACGTTATTGGCCATCCAGCGCAGCACAGGGTTGCCGCCGTGATGGACCTTCCGCCCCAGCAGGCGCCGCATGAACTCCTGCATCGGCGCGGCCATCGAGAGGAAGCCCATCCCAAAGCCGGCCACCTTCAGGCCCTCCTCCATCAACTCGCTGCAAAGCTGGTGCGCCTGGAAGAGACGGTCGACGTTCATGTCCACGAGCCCGAAAGTGGAGGCGTCCTTGACGATCTGGGCCTTGACAAAGGCATAATCCGTCGCCTCGCCCGGCGTCGTTTGTAGCCAGCCCTGCCGTTTCCATACCCGGTAGGACTCGCGGTAAGGGTTTGCCGTATCGTGCAGTCGCGCCTCCGGGCACCAGAAACGGGCCAGCACGTCGATGCTCTCCGGGTCGTCCTCGTGCGGGAAGACCATCACCCAGGCCGTCAAGTCGGAGACTGAGCCGAGATCCAGGCCCCCGTAGCAGGCACGGCCTCGCAGCGTCTCCTCGTCGACAAGGGGCCCGGCGTTGGCATCCCACAGGTCGAGATCGATCCACCTGGACTCCTGCTGCGTCCACTGGTTGAGGTAGAGGCGCCGGAACGTGTTCTGGAAGGACGGCGCCTCGCGTGCCTTCCGCGCCTCGTCCACTAGATGCTGGACGCGTAGGAAGTCGCCCAGCGCCGGGTTGCAGGCGCGCCAGACCTTTCGGCTCTGCCAATCGGCCCCCTCCGGCGCCGCGTAGATCACGGCGTAGAAGGTCGGGTCCTCGATGCTGCCCGCTAGAACGCGCTGGGCATATTCGTGAATTTGCCAGCACAGGGACTCGCGGTCGTAGCCCGCCGTCGTGATGATGAAGGTGAGAGGCTGTTCGCGGGCCCCGGTGGAGGTCGTCAGGGCGTCGTAGAGGTCCCGGTTGGGCTGGACGTGGAGTTCGTCGAAGATGATGCCATGCGCGTTGAAACCGTGAGAGCCGGCCGCGTCGGCGGGGATGGCCCGATAGAGGTTGCCCGTCTTCGGCACGATAATCCGCTTGGACGAGTCGATGATCTTGGCGCGCCGGCGCAGACGTGGCGAACGCCGTACCATGTCGGCCGCCACGTTGAACACAATGCTCGCCTGGTCCCTGTCCCGAGCTGCCCCGTAGATCTCGGCGCCCCGCTCGCGGTCGGCGAAGAGCAGATAGAGCGCCACGGCCGCCGCCAGCTCTGACTTCCCGTTCTTGCGGGGAATCTCGATGTAGACAGTCCGATGCTTGCGCGTCCCGTCCGGGTTCTTCCACCCAAAGACCTCGCGGATAATCTTCTGCTGCCACTTGCGTAGGTTGAATGGCACGCCCGCCCAGATGCCCTTCGTGTGCTGTAGCCGATTGATGAAAACGACCGCCCTCTCGGCGGCCGCCTTGTCGAAGTAGTAGCCTGGGTCTTTCATGCATCAGTCCAGATCATCCTCTGGCTCTTCCTCTGGCTTCTGAACCGATAGCCGGCTCCGCGCGCTCGGCGTCAGGCCAAACTCGGCAGCGAAGGCGCGGACCGCCTGCCAGGACTTCTGAGCGATGGCCACTTCGGGCCGCTGCTGGATGTAGCCGTTAGGGGTCGTGAAGTTCAGTCCTTCCCTCAGCAGGGTCTTCTCGGCTTGGACGGCTCGCCCGTAGGCCTGGCAGAAGGCTGCTAGGGCGGCCCGGTCTACGAGGGTCAGCAGGCCCAGCCGTTCGAGTTCGGGCACGATGCGCGACCACTCTCGCTTGGCCTCAGACAAGAGCCACTCTGGGCGAGTCGGCGTGAGGGGCGTGGGCTTCGGCTCGTTCTTCTGAAGGGGACGGTGGCCAGGGTTGCCCTCGATAATGCGAAGCTGGGTCGGCTTGGGCTTACGTCCGGCTCTCATGTCCCCCCTGCCTCATTTCGCGGGCGTTTGCGTGAAGCTGCGCGCCGCCATCGCCTGGCAAAAGTTCCAGCCTTTTTTCATGGGGTGTAGGTAAACTCAGCCGTAGTTGGGCCGCGCCTCTCGTATGGCGCTTCAGGTTGCACCCTAGATGGGCTAACGTCAGGTTTTCTATCGTGTGGCTCCCTCCTGCCGAGAGGGGCACAATGTGATCAAGGGTAGCCGACAACGGAGCGGGCCAGCGGACCCTCAATGAAACCTTGCGGTGGCAGATGGCACACCTCCCACCGTCGCGCTCGTAGATGCCAGGCATCAAAAGTAAATTTGGTCCCAATTGGGCGCCCGCCATGCTTGCCCGCCTGCGCCTGCTTTTCTCGCGTATCCTCTCCATCCTTGCCGGGTCGGCCTTGATGCCTTCCCAGGTTCTCCTCCATCGGCATCGACGAGAACAGACGGTTCTCTTGCCCCCTCGCCTGGAGGAGAAGATTTTGCCGCAAACCGAGCACTGGAAGAAATGGATCGCACATGCCTTCCCGATGCTCCGCATGAGCCGAACACATCCGACCGAACAGAACCGCTGTTTGCTTTCGGCTGGCCTGAACATGTTGCCACAGCAGGCACACTGGCGCTCGCCTCCAATCGGCCGCTGAGGGCTGCAACGGCGTGAGCAGAATCGTTGGCGTTGGCGGCGCTGCTCTTTCGTCAGTTCCCGCCCACAATGCTCGCAATGCGTGATTCCGATGGGGCGGCTAATCCACGGGTGCGCTGGCATGGCCCTATTTTACCCCCATCGTCCATCCGCCTCTCGCCTCATGTCTGCGGTCGCCGTCTTGCGCGAGTGACACCGCTTGCATCGTCCGACCAGGTTCCTCACGTCGTTGGTGCCCCCCTGACTCAGCGGCACGATGTGGTCCACCTCCACCGCGCGGGCCCCGCACTCACATCGCGGCTGCGCCGCGAGCACCGCCGCCCTGATGGCCTGCCAGTTGGCCGGGTAGGCATGCCTCGCTACCTGCCGCGCTGGCGACCTGTCGTACTGCCGTTGGTGGCCGGCGCACAGTCCGCCTCGCGCCAGCTCGGGACAGCCCGGCGCTCGGCAGGCAGTCAGCAGTCGGTGACTCATAGGCCAACAAGAAAGCGCCCCCTGATCTGGGGGGCGCTGTTCCCTGGGCGCGTACGTCCTATCTTAACTACCTACACCATTGGCAGGCGGTTGTCAACGATAAAGCGTCGGATCGTGCACACCCTTACCGCGCCCGCCCTACCTCGCCATGCCGTGCCAGGCCGGACCCCGCCACGCCCGCCTTACCATGCCACGCCTGGCCTTGCCCTGCCATGCCAAGCCAAGCCTCGCCCTGCCTGCCTCGCCTTGCCCCGCCGCGCCAGGCCTGGCCCGGCCGCGCCTCGCCACGCCTCGCCGCGCCGTGCCAGGCCTTGCCTGCCGTGTCTAACTCGCCAGTAGACCCAGGGCTTCCCTAACGATGGCGAAGCCCTCGTCAGCCATCTTGATCGGCTGCAACCGGATGTCGTCGCCGCTGACGAGGCCCTCCAACTCCCGTACCCGCTGCGCCCCGGCCGTGGCGTAAGAGCGGGCCTCAGCAAGAGCCCGCGCAAACTGGTCTGGCTTAGCGCTAAGCTCGAAGCAGGGTACGTAGACGCCTTCCTTCTCGGTTAGGGCCGGCGGTACGTGGATTAGGGGCTCCGGCTCGCCGACTTCCCTGAATATGGGCTGGAAGCCGCGAAGGAACCGCCGGACCTGTATATCCCGGAACGCCTCGGCCGCCGTAGCGTCTTCCCAGTCGCATATCCCGTGGATGGGCGAATCGGCGGGTCGGGCGTACTCCTTGACGCTGGTAGTGGTAACATCGCCCGCCCTGTACAGATCACGGTATGCTTTGACTGCGTTCTCTATGGTGACGCCGGCAGGGACGCGGTAGCCTTCCCGCCATTTGCCACCAGTAATCGTCCTTTTCATTTAGAGCCTCCGTTCCGGCCAGCAGTAACGAGCCGGCTCTTATCCTCTTGTCGCGGAGTCCAGGTTGCATAAAGCTCGGCAGTTTCGGCGTCATAGAATACTGGCGCCGCCATAGCGGCTTGCTGGGCTGCCCGACCACCCTCCTCTATAACCCTTAACAGGTCTGAATCGTCAGGGGCGACTATGGTAAATTGCCCGAAGTCCAGCGCGCCCTTCTCCTGCCGGCCATCCCCGATCCCCACCATCCGGCCAGCAGCCGACGCCAGCCGGGTAAGCGCAACCTGCGTCAAAAGTGGGTGTACGTACTGAATATCGACCACGCAGGCCCACCGGGGTATCGCCGCACGGGTGCGGATGTCGGGCGTGCGGTTTATGCCGGCCTGCCGGACAACGGCCATCAACAACTCAGGCACGCCGTATAGCGGCAGGAGTCCGCTCCGGTCGGCCGGCACCCAGACCAGCCTAGCAACCTGCGCCTTCTTGGCACCGGGCATGTCCAGGGCCGCCGTTGCCATCGCCTTCTTGATAGCCGCTGCCTTCACGCCTAGCAGGGTCGGGCCATCCACTAGGCGCTCGGGACTATCCCTGTACTCTTCGAGTGGGTTATGCTTCTGTGGCCGGACGGCGCGGTCGGCGGTGGTCTGGGCGCGTTTGGAAGGGTTCAGCAATTCCTCCTTCGCCTTCTTCGCCATCCGGTTGCAGATGTAGGGCGTTAGACCCAGAAGCCCGATGCGGACAGTGCGCATCTCCAACTCCGGGATCACGATGGCCCCCTGTTCCTCGTTGTTCTTGACCATTTCTATCCTCCCAGCGCAGCGGTTGTCCCGCCGCGCCACTCTTCCCATGTCAGCAGCCGCCCGTAGGCTGGGTGACAGAGCTAGCAATACGCCCTCTCGAGCGCCGAGGCCACGCCCGTCTTCGTCCAGAACTCGCCATGCCTAAACGCGCCAAACCCTGCCCCACCGAGCCTAGCCCGGCCTCGCCGCGCCGCGCCCCGCCTAGCCTGGCCGCGCCTCGCCGCGCCCGCCCTGCCGCACCAGGCCAGGCCCTTGTTAACTCATCTCGCTTCGGGCTCCAGGCTCCGTGAATCCCCCGCCGGCCGGGTCGCACACCCACCGGAACGCCGCATTGAGAAGCCTAGCGGCCGTGTCCCGCGTGGCCGGGCGGGCCAGCGCCTTGCCGATGGCGTCCAGCGTCTTACTCTCGATCCACATATCGCAAATCCACTTCAGTCTCACGCCGTCGGGGTGCTGCCACTCCAGCTTACCGAGGGCGCGGCAGAGGTCAGCGTAGTCAAGTGCTACAGGGTAGGTCCTGCCGGCGGTGCGCACCCCCATCTTGATGACGCACCGCGGCGGCTCACCGGCCCGGCAGCCGGCCAGGCCCTCAGCCTTCGCTCGCCAGTGGGGGGCTGTATCCCGAACCCGCGCCCAGAAGGGTTTGTCAGTCAACCATCAGT